TAAAGCCGTTAAAACTTACTGCTTCTTCTTGCCAATACGTCTCAGTTTCTATGCAAACACGAAACTCAGTATCGTGTATTCCAAACTCTACTATATCGTCTTCGTTCTTAAATATTTCTATTTCTCCTTTCATCTTATCCAAATATTAAAATAGTGTAGTAATACATAGTAGCTAATGTGCATAAATATACTATGCCGTAAATCGTGTCTTTTATTCCGTCTTTCATTATTTCAGTGTGTTAAGTTGTTTAGTAAATCGTTCGTTAAGTCTACCTATGCACATACCGTAGATTATTATGTTGTGTTCGTTTTTCTTTTTGATATTAGGCATTTCTAAACCCAATCCAAAGCCGTTAGACCACTCGGCATCGTCTATTCTTTTTTCAAAGTGTTGTATGGCTTCTTCTATTTCTAAAAGTAATTCAAGTTTTTTTGTTCTGTTTATTTTTGTTCTGTTCATAAGTGTTAAATTAAGTGTATACACAAATCTAACAATAAAAACGAATTATTAACAAAAAAAGTTACGTTTTTAACAAAAAAGTTTTAGAAAAGGTGTGTAAGTCTTGCTACTTGTCCGTTTTCACGGTGATGAATAAAACCTTCTACTGCTTTGGGTGCGTGTTGTAGACCTTTCTTGTGATGCCAACTGTCGCTAGACGATGGTGAGCGCAAAGATTCTACTGTGACAGATAAATAGTCTTTACTTGTTTTGTGATGCACATGATGCGTGTAAACGTACCTGTGTTTGGTTTCCGCCCAATCAACAGGAAATTCTGTTGCCATAAGCAAAGGTAGGTCTTGGTGCTTTGCACCGTCTCCGTGTGTAGTGCCTATTAAGTTTTGTCCGTATTTATAACCTTTACGGTGTGCTATTGAACAGTCAAAGCTTATATTTTTGCAGTTTCTGAAGTGCGTTTTTATGACATCTGCAAGAAAAAAACCTGTTTGATAGTCGTGATTACTTGGGTTAAAAGTAAAGTGTACGTCAGCTACTGCGATCAACTGTAGTAATATGTCAAGATAAAGTTGTTTAGCTATTAAGAAATTGCGATACCACATTTCTGTAGTGTCTTGATTTGTGCCGGAAGTCGTAGTACGGTGCGGTGTGTCTATATGTAAAATATCATTACCACCGATGAATAAAATTTTATCTATAGGAAACCCTTGTGCTTTGTTTAAGATGCCTTGAACGCCCTCTTTGACACGTTTAACCGCAATTTGGTTGTTGTAGTCTTCGCCTGTTTCAAAACTGTCTGCAAGTTTGCCTATGTGTATGTCTGCAGGATCAATAACAAGCAGATAATCTTTATTTTTTTCTTTGCGTACTAACTTAGGAAACTTAGGCGCAAATTCTTTCAAATCTTCTACAAGCTTCTTACTTAGTTCTTCAAGTTTGTTTTCTGCTTCGTCTTTATGTAGTGGGTTCTTAAAAAATAGACTCGCTTGTTTTGTTTTAAGCCATCCGTGTTTTACACTATTGACATCAACACCTGCATCTTTTGCAGCTTCCTTTAAACCTCTATATCTAAAGAGTATTTCTGCTTCATCAGGTTTAAGTCTATAACGTCTGTTTTCGCTCATACATATTTGTTAACCACCTTGCCAACTATAAACAGAAAACCTCCGACAATACACAAGCCAATAATCAGCCACATGTAGTTTGGTTTTTTACTTGCTTTTGCTTTCTGAACTTCTACTCGTGTTTCCATTCTTATCGTATCTCGGTGTATTTTGTATTCAATTCGTGTTTCCAATCGTGTTTTTGGCACAAAAACGTTTTGATAGTGTACTATTGTGTCCTTGCTACTAAAGTATTTCTCATATACAATCGTATCGTGTTTTACTACAGGAATAGAGTCAATTGTTGCTATTCTTATAGTGTCACTTGAAATAAGCGGTTCTAAGCCACGTTTAAGTGCTTTCCTATAGTGATAGTTCGCTGAGCAAGAAAACAGCATTAAAACGCAAATAAGGCTATAAATTCGCATATTCTTCCTGTACGTTATAGCACGGACAACTTTTATTGGCGTATTCGTTGTGACCGTGAATCGTCATATCTTTATTGTACTTGTATATTAATTCGTGCATAAGTTTTATAAGACTGTCTTTTTGTGCTTGTGTTCGTGTATCTTTAGGTTTTTTCATATCCTTAGTCATTCCTCCAACGTAACAAATACCAATGCTGCCTCTATTCTGACCGCTACAATGTGCTCCGATTCTGTTTATGTCACGTCCGACAGAAATTTTACCGTCAAGGTGTATGACATAATGGTAACCTATATCGTTAAAACCACGTTGTAAGTGCCATTTTCTTATTGTGCTTACGCTTACTTCACGTCCTACGGGAGTAGCTGAGCAATGGATTATGATCTTATTTATCTTTCTCATTTATGCTTTTAAAGTCTTGCGTGACTTCTTTAGCTCTAGCAAATAAGTTTTTTAGACTTTCCCAAATGTCGATTCCTTTTACAGATTTTACATTTTCGTTCATACTTATTACCTCAATACTTACTAAAACTAAAGCTAATATTTTAGTAGTCATAAGTTCAACACTAAAAAATGTTAACACTATGTCGTTCAAAATGTAGTAGTCTATCAAGTAGAATAACATAACAGTAACTTCGTACAGAAGTATTTTTGATATGATTGCACTAAGTTTTCGTGAAGTGACAGGCGTTTTAAGTTTTCGTGCTTTCCATACACCGGTTAAAGTGTCAAGAATTACAGAAACACCTATTAAAATAAGTATGCCTGAAATAGGCAAAAAGAAGCTGCTAACAATAGCGAGTAATTGCATGGAATAGTTGTTTAGTTTAGTTAGTAGCAAAAGTAACTGTATTTTCATTGCTCTAGTTGTTCGGTTAGTTGGAAAGTTAAGTAAATTATAAGGAAACACGAAATACATCGTAAGTGAAAAGCACTAGTCCAAAACAAACTGAACGCTGCGAAGTACCCGGTTGCAAAATATAATATTGCTAAAACTTTCGTATGCATTATTCTTCAAGTATAGGTTCTGACCACTGATCGGTTGCCATAAGTTGCAAAGCTTCTTCGTGATTCATTGCTTGTAAAATCTCAACCTCTCCGTCAAGAATAAAGGAAGGTACTACATCGTACTTGATTATAAACTCAGTTTCATCTAAACTTTTGCGTATTGTTTCTGCTGAAGTTTCGTGTATCTGTGAGAAGTCGATTTCGTTTAAATCTGTTATGCTTATTGTTGCGTATGTTTCTGCTATTTTCTTACTCATTTTTTATTCGTTTTTATGTAGGTACATCTGTTATAATATTTCCGCTTGTCATATTTGTCATCGTTCCGTCATTGCTTCCTTTGTTATCTGTTAAAGTTGGGAAAGTATCTCCGTCGCCCATTCGCCACCAAGAAACAAGGCTTGAGTAACTTGATAAATCAGTAGGCGCTCCGCTTCCATATATAGCCGATACGTCACTTGATGAAAGTTCTGAAGAAAATATCGCTACCTCATCCATTGCCCCGTTTGCTACAGTTGATAAATTTTTGCCTATTTCAAAAGGTGCTGTCGTGTTTTCCATAGCAGTATAAGAACCCGAATTACTCGTTGTATCATCTGCTCTTGAGCCATTCATATAAATTTTTATCCCTGAAGAACTTGAACTTCCGTCATATGTCGCTAGTAAATGAATCCAAGTATTTGTTGACATTGCTGATGATATCCTTCTACTTATTCTTGCAGTACTGCTATTGTCATATAGGTTCATACATAATATTCCTGAACCTGTTGTAGAAAAGAGATATTCTAAGTTGCTGTCGAATTTACTTACTATCCTAAACCTGTTTGTGCTATTCATATTAACCCAAGCAGAAATAGAAAAAGGCGAATCTGTAGAACCATCTCCAAAACTTAAATTGTCCGCATCTCCACAATCTACAAAGTCATCAATGCCGTCAAACCTTACGCTCTTTGTGTTAGCGAAAGACGGAGTAGTTGCCGTTCCTGTTAAGTTAGTTTCGGGGCTATAACTTAGT